TTTGAACGTGTAGATTACGTCGAGGTAGAGTTTAAGAAGTCTACAGACTCAACTTACAGTGTCTTAGGCACAGGTGACTTAGGTAGATTTGAAATCTTAGACATTGAGACACCTCTAGCTGGTGCAGCAGGTACTATAGTCTATGATGTCAGAGCTAGAGCTATCAATGCCTTTGGTATTAAGGGTACATTCACTGATGCACAGAAGACTGTAGAAGCTGATACTACTGGCCCATCTGCCCCGTCTACCTTTGAAAAGCAGTTATCTGGTGGTACTCTATTCTTTGCTTGGACTGCTTCAACTGACTTTGACTTGTCGTATTATAAACTGTGGCATAGCTCATCAACTACAGCGACATTCACAGATGGTTCGCCCCAAGTCATAATTAATAAAGTAGCTAGACCAGCGACATCAGTAGCCTACCCAGCTATCTCAGGAACATTCTTTATTGAACCCTATGATAAGTCAGGTAACGAAGGTACTGTAGCTTCTCTTGTTGTTCTACCATCTGAGTTACCTGAGTTAGGTACATCACAGACTGACACTGAGAACCCAAGTTTCGCTGGAGCTAAGACTAACGTAGCTGTGGCTACAGGCCCAGATCCTGATGAGTTAAGACTATCTAGCTTTGCTGCTGCACCCTCTACAGGTACATATGAGTTCACAGGATACTTAGACACAGGCTCAACTAGAACTGTAAGGGTATCAACTAACTTATCATCTACTAGGCATCATGCTAATGCTTCTGGGGGATTAGTAAACTGGGATGACATTCCTAACAACTGGGATACTTGGCCTAATAATTGGGACGATTGGTCAGATGAGGATCAACCCTATGGTGACTTCAGTACAACTATTTATGTAGCTGCAACGAGCGATGACCCTGCTGGCTCTCCTACATGGGGATCTTGGGTTGTAGCAGCGGGTGAACTCACAGGCAGAGCATTTAAATTCAAAGCTGAACTCGACAGTACCAACAATAACGTATCACCAAGCGTAAGCGTCTTGGAAGGGATAGTGGAATACTAATATGGCACAACACGACTACAACATAGCTAACCAAACAGCAGCTAATGCTAGAACCGACATTAACAACGTCCTATCAGCTATAGCTACAAACAACTCAGGGACTGCTGCACCTAGCACTACCTTTGCTAATCAATGGTGGTATGATACCGATGCCTTTATCTTGTATATAAGAGCAAATGGTAATGATGCTTGGATACCTGTAGCTTACCTAGATCAAACAAATGATAAGTTTCGTATCCTAGATGATACACAGGTAGTGAACACCTCTGGCACTCAAACTGGTCTACTAGGGGATCAAGCTACAGCTACATGGGAAACTGGAACAGGTACAATTGAAAGCCTTGTGTCACCAGCTAAGGTAGCTGCATCAGCAACTGAGGTTGTAGGTGACTATGCTTTGGGTGTCGGTCAAACGTGGCAAGACATGACAAGCAGTAGGGCTTTTAATACAACATACCAAAACACTACAGGTAGGCCGATATTTATTGGAGTAAGCGCAACTGTTGCTGGTGGCAGTACTATGAGTCTTCTAGTATCTCCAAATTCAAATATGTCATCTTCTGTAACCGCAGATAGAACTTCTGATATAAATGACCCTACTGGCGTTAGTGCAATTATACCAAATAACATTTACTATAAAGCAAGTGTAGCCAGTGCAAGTGGTCTTATTTGGGCAGAGTTAAGATAACAAGTCTTCTTAAGTAAGGGAAAAGGAATAATAAAAATGGCAGATCAAAAGATCTCAGAATTAACAGCCCTTACTGGGGCTAACGTAGCTGACGATGATGCTATAGCTATTGTAGATACCTCAGCTACAGAAACTAAGAAGATAGTCTTTAGTGAACTTAAGAATGCCCTAGATACAGCTACTGGCTTTGTCAGGATCACTGGCGATACCATGACTGGTGATCTTGCATTGTCTGGCGCTGACGCTACATTTGGCGACAACGACAAAGCCATCTTCGGCGCTGGGTCTGACCTACAGATTTACCATGATGGGTCTAATAGCTATATTGATGATGCTGGCGCTGGGATTTTATACGTTAGGTCAAATGGGGCTGGGATTACTCTTAGGACTTCTACCAATGAGCAAATGGTTACTGCCCTTAACGATGGCGCAGTTAATCTTTTTTATGACAATAGTCAAAAACTCGCCACCACCGCCACAGGTATTGACGTAACTGGCACTGTCACGGCTGATGGGCTGACTGTGGATGGGGATGCTACTATTCAAAACACGGGTAATAGCTACAGAACCTTTACGATTGGCGCAAATAGGTCAGCTTCTGTAAACACTCTTGGTCGCTTAGATTATGACTGGGATGGAACGCCTGTTGCCCGTATTCACGCAATATCAGGAACAGATGCAACCAATAAGGATAATGGCGATCTTGTGCTTTCTACATCAGCAGATGGGACGTTAAAGCAGCGGATATTTATTGACCAAGGCGGCGACATCTCCTTCTACGAGGATACTGGAACGACTGCCAAGTTCTTCTGGGATGCTGATGCGGAATTACTGAAGATTGGTGGCCTTGAGACAACAGGTACATTCCCGCTAATGGTGAAGTCTAACGCAAGTAACCACGGTATCCATATTGAAGAAGCGAGTGGAAATGAAGGCTACACTTTAGGTGTTGATGCTGATGGTGATTTAGGTTTCTACAATAGTGGCTCTGCAACTGCATCTGTTACATTTGATGACAGCGGTAATGTCGGGATTGGCACGAGTTCGCCTAACCAACCATTAACCGTGGTCACAAATAGCTCTGCTCAAGGCATTAACATTACAGGTCGTTCTTCTGATGACCGTGCTTATATGTTCTTTTCAGACAATAATGGCACGACTTATCGTGGGTCAATTCACACAATCCCTGTGGATAACCGTTTTAACATTAACGCATATTCTGGCGAAAACATTACATTCAGCAATAACGGCGCAGAAAAGGTTCGCATCGACAGCAGCGGTAATCTGCTGGTGGGGGTTACTTCTACAACGCTTTCAGGAGGGTCTATAACTTTACCTAATAACGGAATTATTGCTTTTCATGATGCTGGTGGTTCAGCAAGAAATACCTTGCAATTTGCAAGCGGTGAGTTGAAGCATGGTGCGGCTGGCGCAGGTCTTACTGCTCAAACTTTTTACACTAACGGCTCAGAACACATGCGCATCGACAGCAGCGGTAATCTGTTGGTGGGAACTACTAGCACTATTTTAGACTCTGAAGAAAACGAAGAACAAGGCGTAGATATACGTCCTGAGGGCTTTGTAAAAATTAGTCGCAGCGGTAATCACCCATTACAATTAGCACGTACAGATGCTGGTGAGCTTATTAAGTTTCGCTCTAATGAAGTTACGGTGGGGAGTATTGGGAGCTATGCTGGCTCTTATCTTCAGATTGGGTCAAACAACGATGGTATTGCTTTTGGCATAGCAAACAGTATTCGACCTGTTGATATGGCTGGAGCACAGCGTGACGCAGCTATTGATTTAGGAGATGACACAGCACGCTTCAAAGACCTCTACCTCTCTGGCGGTGTAGTCTTTGGCGATGCTGGTGGCTCTGGCACGTCCACAAGCAACACGCTGGATTCGTATGAAGAGGGGACTTGGATTGTAAATATGTATGATGCACTATCAGGTGGCAACGCATCATCAACACAAGTTACTGGTCGTTACACTAAAATTGGTCAGCAGGTTATTGCATCCTTTGATGCTTTTAATAATGTTAGTACATCAGGGCTAACGGCAGGTAACAGTGTTTACTTTACGTTGCCTTTTGCAGCATCTAGTACGGGTCGATCAATCGGCTCTGTTCAACTAGACACCGTAACTTTCCCAAGCAGCGGAACAATGGTGACCACAGCCGTAGTTGATTCACAAAGCCGAGCAACACTAAATACTTCAGGTAGCGGTGTAAGCGATTCTACGGTAAAAGTGCAAGACTTTAACGGAACAAGCTCAGACGTTGTAACTTGGACGTTATCTTACAGAACAAGCTCATAACCACCCTTGTTGGATCACAGGGTAGTCAGTCCAACCATCAAAGGAGATAAACGATGGCACTAACAGAACGCACAGAGCAGGATAAGATTGAGATCGTTTCGGCTCATAAATTTATCCAAGTACGCACAGCAACCGTGATTGAACGTGATGGCACAGAGATCAGCCGATCTTTCTCACGCCATGTCGTTGCACCAGACGCCGACATCACAGGTGAAAGCGCAGAGGTTCAAGCCATCTGTAATGCAGTTCACACAGACGAAGTTAAAGCAGCCTATGCTGCACATCTAGCCGCACAGGAGACACCATAATCATGGCTATTACTTACACTTGGACTATTCCAACATTGGAACACGAAATCGCTGACGGTGGCGTATACATTGCACATTGGAGATGCACAGGCGTTGATGACGATGGCAACTCAGCATCTAGCTATGGCACATGTGGCCTAACCTACGATGCTTCTGCTGCTGACTTCACACCTTATGCCGATATTACTGAGGCTCAAGCTCAAGGCTGGGTCTGGGGTCATGTATCACAAGCTGATACTGAAGCTGCTATTGCTACTAAGATTAATGCAATAGCTAATCCAACGTCTGCAAGCGGGGTTCCGTGGTAGACATAACCTAGAAGGAGAAACGTAATGGGCGAGAAACAAACACAAACCATTATGATTGATGAAGTAGAATACAACGTGGAAGACTTTACAGATGAACAGAAGGTTCTAATCAACCACGTTATGGATTTAGATCGTAAGATCGGTAGCACTAAGTTCAACTTAGATCAGCTTAATGTAGGTCGTGGGGCATTTATGAATGCTCTTAAAGATACACTTACACCTGATCCAGAGCCACAGCAACAACAAGAAGCAGCTTAATTAAAGGGAAGCCTGACATGGGATATAAACTAGGAACACGTAGCTTACAGAACTTGTCAGGCGTTCACCCTGATATGCAAGCTGTAGTTAAGAAGGCAATAGAGATCACTGATGTAGACTTCACAGTTATCGAAGGCATACGTCACATTGATAGACAGAAGCAATTACTGAAAGAGGGTAAGTCAACTACACTTAACTCAAGACACATCACAGGCCATGCTGTAGACATGGTTCCTTGGCCTGTAGACTGGGAAGACTTAGATAGGTTTGAAACTATGGCTGAAGCCATGAAGGATGCAGCAGAAGAGCTTGACATTTCCATCGTATGGGGTGGTGACTGGAAAAGCTTCTATGATGCACCTCACTTTGAACTTGATCGTAAAGCCTACCCAGCATGAGTAGAGAAGAAGATAATTGGCACCTCTCTAGGAGTGTACCTATAACCCTTATCTTTGGTCTTATAGCTCAAGCAGCAGCTATAGTTTGGACTGTATCCATGATGATGTCAGACATTGAACGTAATGCTGAAGAGATCATGCGTATGCAATCCAGACTATCTGTTGTAGAAGATGCTACACAAAGACAAGCAGTATCTATGGCCCGTATAGACGAGAACATTAAAGCAATCCGACAGTCAGTAGAAAAGATGGCTAATGAGTAGTTATCACTTAGTAGAAATAATCAAAGGACCAATGCAAGTTGGTGACAAGTGGTTTATTCTTTGTCGGGTTGTTCACAAGAGTACTTCTTCAAGACCTTCACTTGAGGAAGTAAGTTTCGATACTTTTGATGCAGCCCATGAGTTTGAAAGTCAGTGGAGTTAAGGCTAATTTCCATTGTAGGGGTGCATTATGGTAGATCCATTTACAGCTTTGGCTGCGGTCAAAACTGCTGTCAGTGCGGGTAAAGAGCTTGTCTCAGTTACTAAACAAATTGGTGAGTTCTTTGATGGTGTCGATGAACTAAGAAATAACCACAATAAAAAGAAGAACAGTCTCTTCTCAGGTGATGATGAAAACAGTATGGAAACCTTCGTTAAGCTACAGAAGGCTAAGGATGCTGAAGAAGAACTCAGAGCCATTGTAATAGCTACCAGAGGTTACTCCGCTTGGGGTGAGCTACAAGAAATAAGAGCTAGAACACGTAGAGAACGTAAAGAGAAGGAAGCTGCTGAGAGACTCCGTAAACAAGAAATGGTAGAGAAGATAGTTGTCATTGGGGGTACTCTGATTGTGTTGTCTATTATAACTGGAATAGCCACTCTTGCCATAATGTCATCAAAGGGAATGCTATAATGGGTTTAGAGGCTAAAGGCACTTTTCCATTTCAGATGTATCAGATCCCTGAGTTTACAGCTACGACTGTGACTACAGCACCTACCCCACCAGCTAAGACTAGCACTGATAAGCCAAAGGTTGTAGAGCCAGCTACTCGTAGTGAGATTACCATAAGACTTGACAAGTACTGGCAAGAGAAGGCTGAAGAACTCTTAAATAGGCAGAGAAGTATGGCTGAGATAGCCTACAGTCCAAATGGTAGAATTGTAGCACCTATAGAAGTAGGCAGAATACTAGACGTAGAGGTTTGATATGGAAACTATACTAGCTTGGAAACTACTACCACGACTAATGATGTTAGTTATGACTGGTATGTACATCAGAGTGATTGAGTGGTTTATGTCGTTACCACCAGAGGCTATGACATCACAGGCAACTGCACTCACTGCAACTGTAACTGGAGCATTAACAGGAGCCTTCGCCGTTTGGTTAGGGAATGAGAGCAAATGATAGGACAAATAATAGGTAGTGTAGTTGGTTTAGCTACAAGTGTAATTGACAGTAAGACACAGATCAAACTAACTGAGGCTGAGATTAAGAAGAAACAGCTTACAGGTGAGATAGACTGGGATCTAGCTGCCATACAGGCTACACAGAATAGCTGGAAAGATGAGTGGATAACCCTACTTTTCAGTATTCCCCTGATACTAGCCTTTTGTGGAGACTGGGGTAATGCTATAGTGCAAGCTGGTTTTGCAGCACTTGAGACTATGCCAACATGGTATCAGTATTCCCTTGGTGGGATCGTATCAGCATCCATAGGAATTAGATCAGTATCTAAATTCTTCGGTAAGTAATAACAACAAAAAGACTACCCCAGACAAACTTAAGCCCCTGTATCCTTAGTTGGACGCAGGGGCTTTTTTCATTGTGTCATCGCTTTAAATGTGCTGGTTAAAGACTTTAGTAGGTTACTCAGTGTAAAGTAAGCATAGTCCACCTCTTGTTGTAGTTTATGTACCTTCCAGACCAAGTAGAGTGTAATACCTAAGTGTACTAAGTCTACTGATTGGTCTAGGCTTATCATTTCTTACTCTCCACCTCTATGAGTTTAGATAAGTACCAGTCAGCCTTCTTAAGGTCCTCTAAGCCATTCTTGTAGCGCCACCTATGAAGGTATTTAGCTATATTCCCTCGTAGGTATCCTACAAACTCATCCTTGCTTAAGAAGTCCTCAATGTATTTGATACACTCAATAGTGCCTTGTCCGTAGTGTGGTGGACTGTTTACATTGTCAGATTCCATCTTACTTAAGTCCCACTTAGCCATTATAATCTCCTATGCACTATCTGGTATTTGAAAGCAGTAGTAATTCACCGATGAATCAAGTGAAGGTCTAGTATTCATAAGTCTATCCTTTATTGGTTCAGCAAACTCGTAACAGGATAGTTGACTTGTAAAGAATACATCATGTGCGGTAATCTTATAGTTTGCTTCGTGAAACATAATAAGAACTAAAACATACATCGAGTTTTCCTCTAGGTTAAATCTACTATTTCACAAGTGTCACCTGTACAAGCCATAGTTTGACTACCAGCGGTGTTATCTTCATTCTCATACTCTGAAAGTTCAGACCAGTCAATAGCCTTTGGCATAAGTTCTAACAGTTCATGGTAGTCTGTTGCTTCACATTCCTGATAAGGTGCTTGCTGATAAGTATGATCTGAATGAGGTAAGAACGACACCCCTGACATCTCATCAAAGTGCTTATAGACAAATGCACCTACTTCCATCCACTCATGGTCACGTACTGAGATAGTCACTGAGGGCTTATGCTCACACCATGACCTTTGGTATATCAGCCACATCTCTAGCTGCTCTACGGCTGTCATATCGTTCCTAGTGACTGCTCCTGCTGGTGACTTGATAGGGAAGCTAAAGACTGTAGTTGTGTCACCTTTCATAACACAGGGTTCGTTAGGTACACCCTTATCAATCATAAACTTCGTCAGCGGGTCTTTGTTATCTCCACGCACAGTACGAACATAATAAGGGCTATGACGAGCATGAATGCCACTAGCAGAATCAACAAGTTGGGAGACAGTACCACTTGGTTTAACGCAACTGATAGCAGCAGAAGAAGGGATGTTAAGGCGTTCAGCCCACTCAGCATTCGTAGATATTGCAACATCTTTTAACCTTTCTAGGGTTTTATTAAGACCAGCGTTCTGACTTGTAGTTAATCTATTGTCCATAATGCCCGTCAGGGATACACCTAGTAATCTCTCCTCTTCTGTGTTCTTGTTCCAGATCTTTCGTAGATAAGGGAACTTAGTCATAGATGATTGGATAGTACCTAGTATTGTAGCTAGGCGTACCTTACGCTCCAAGTCATCAATAGTATCTGTAGCTCGTACTACAACCTCTGTCAGGTTACAGAACTGGTTTGGTCGTAAGATAATTTCGCTACAGGGGTTAGTGCCAAACTCATAATTGGGATCTCTACGTCCATTCTTAGCTGCCTGTACCTTACTAGCCTGACGATTAAAGACACCACGTTCACCTGACTTACTTTCAACTAATGCAAGCCACTCACGCATGAATGTCTCCATGTCAGGCTTCTCTGTGTAGCTCACACTATTATTAGCCAATGCACGATGGGCTGCTGTTTCCCACCATTGTCCTGACTTAGCGTGACGCATACGGTCATCTGATAGGTTAGACAAGCTAATCATAGCACTACGACGAACACCACCAACTACAACAATCTGACCGATAAAGCACATAAGGTCATGGCACTCAATAGAGGATAACTTACGTCCTTGTGCAGCCTTGAAGGTAGTAACTGCAAAGTTGAACAACTCAACTAGAGGTGCAGGTCCAGATGCTCTACCACCAAAGGTCTTAAGTCTAGCACCAGCAGGACGTACAGCAGATACATCCCACTTAGGTATCTCACCAGCCCATAGAAGCGCAAGGACTTGACGAAAGGCTTTAGCCCACCCTTCCTTACTATCTTTAACTACAACTACTGTGTCGCTCTCAAATAGCTCAGGAACCTCTGGTAACTTCTGGATGAACTGACGTTCTACTGAGAAGCCTACACCTGTACCACACAACAAGATAAACATAGCCTCATCAAATGCTTTAGGGTCATCTACAGCCAAGTAGCTACAGTTGTACCCAGCAGTATTGTCACGGGCCAGTGCAGGACCAGCAGTCATCATAGCTCGCATAGAGGGCATTACTTCTAGGTTTAAGATGGCATCCCGTAGTTGGTTGACATAGGAATCGTTACCAGCTTTAGGGCGTACCACATTGTCCATGTAGCGTTCTACTGTATCTCCCCAATCCTCACGGCCCTCACCGTCGATATACTTAGCGTAGCGAGACTTAGCAATAAAAGTCTGGTAGTCAGTTGGCAGGTAATTATTCATCTTTAGCTTTTCCTCTCGCTCTCATAGTCTTATCTTCTTTTAGCCAGACCATACGGTCAATATCTGATCTAGCTATACCAATGTCTAGTAGTTCCTTATCTGTTAGCTGATTAAGCTGCTTGATTGCTATCCTGTGGGTTCGCCATGTCGCAAGATAATTCATATATCTCCAGAACCATGACATGCCTGTCCTCTTCTTACTCATCTGTTGTCACCTGATCCTTGTAGTGTACCGTTCTTTACACGGGCATTTAACTTCTCCATGTTTAACTCAATAATCTTAATCAAGCTGCCACCAAAGATGTTAGACAGAGCTACAGTATAGAATAGTACGTCACCTAACTCTTTCAAGACTGCATCATCATCAATCCTGTTGTCACGAAACAACTTCTTAATCTTATCTGATACCTCACCAGCTTCACCAGTAAGTCCAAGAGCATTCTCAATCAGTCGCTCCCGACCTTTAGTAATCATCTTGTCTTCTACAAACTGAGAATACATATCAATCATGTCTTTCATATCTTTCGCTGTAAGCATTACATCAACCTTCCATAAAATTCTGTATGTGCGTTTCTATCGTCTTTATCGAACAAGTACCAAGCGCAGTTGTCTTTACCTGTCATCTTGCTACCTTCAATCCATTTAACTCTGCCTATACTTACGATCTTTGTACAGTAAGTCATAAGTGAGGCAGATTGTTTAGTGTGCGCCCAATCAGCATCAAACAACAACCAAGTTGGGCATATCTCCGTCCAGTGATCTATGAAAGCGTGTAAGAACTTCCTTTCCCACGGTGGGTTAGTAATGCAGAGATCAAGAACCTTATATTGACTACCAAAACTTATCTCCAGAGCATTCATTTGCTTGATGTCTGGGTGTCTAGGTTCTATGTCACAAGCATATAAACATTCCCCTAGACCATCTGTTAGTTCGTGTATGTGGTGTATCAATCTTCCGTCACCAGCACAAGGCTCTACATAGTCAAACTTCTCATATGGTAGGTGGGCTATAAGAGGTTCGACAGCTTCTATTGGTGTAGGATAATAATCCCTTGGTACCCTCTCAAAGTCACTACGCTTACCCATACAGTTCTTTTAACCTCTTAAGTGATACAAACTCAGGCTCATAGACACCGTTGCTAATCTCCCTCTTGATTACACAACCTTTCCACCAATCTCTATTTGCCTGTCCAGCCCACGTTTCTTCTGAGCCTTTGTAGCAACCCGCAACCAAACCGATAATCCCATTAGGGTGTGCGCCATCTTTAAACTTAAGATCACGTTTATGGCTATGCCCACAAGTAGAACTGTGATTACGATTGGCGAGTAAGCTATTAGCGTGATGTAAACCAGACATAGCTGAACCAAAATTACCACTACTAAAGAAGTGAGCGTAAGAAACGCCATCATAGTCAGCGATAGCGGGGGCGCTATTAGTGTATTCGTGGTATTCGTCGAACCAGTGGTCTGTTTGAAGATGGCTGAAGGAAATCCCGTACTTGTCTCCCTGTAGTCTTGGGTCGTGTGCGATAGCCTTTTTGATTCTATTCTCATGGTTCCCCTCAAAGCCAATCCAATATGGGAGTTTGTATTTACGTGTACTAGGTTTCTTCCTTAGACGATCCATTGCTTCATTGTAGCAGTTGATGTCCTGTTCGTAGTTCTGACTTACGATAGCCTCTGGGTAACGTGTGTCAAAGGTGTTAAGAGAGCGCATATCAGCACCATCACCTAAGTCAATTATGTAGGTAGGGTTTACCTCATAGATTAATTCCCCTAGCCAGTCGAAACGCTCATTCCCTGTTGAGGGGTCTGAGTGAGCGCACGAGAATACTACTGCTGTCTTAGCTGTCATATCGGGTATCCATTTCAAATTCTATTAGTATGGGTTCGATTGATCTGTAGAAGTGCTTCTGAAACTCATAGGCTGCATCAAAGGAGACAAACGGGATCTCTTCATCAAACATAACTTTACTTGGGTTCCTTTCTTGGGGATCTTCTACTCTACAGTTTAACCAGTAATTACCATCTTCATCTTCATAGGGGCCATCAAGAACACGATGGACTTTAATCAGGATTGTGTTAGCCACTCTTCGGGTATCCTTTTATCTGCGTACAAGAACCCATGCTTATTGCACCAATCCCCATATGTACTCTTTGCACCTTTGTACAACTTAGCCTTAGAATTAGAAAAGACAAACCTTATGTCGAGAAAGGGATGTTGATCTTGTATGATTAAATGCTTCTTACGATCAGCTTGGACAAACCTACCTTTAGATTCTATGATGATACCGTTAGGCAGTTTAAAGTCAGGAGTGTAAGTCTTATTCTCAAGAAGTTGCCATTGTACCTTTAGCTTCTCATATTCAAACTCTACACCTCTGTCCTTAAGATCTTTAGCTATGTCATCTTCTAAACCAGATCTGTAGCCATTCTTTATTGCGTGTCTTCTACGTTCACTGGTGGTTGCCATATCTCGCCCTCTTTACGTCTAAGCCATAGTAGCCTAGCATTCTCTATTACCCTATCTACATCACCATCATAGGCTTTAACACAGGCTTCCCACAAGTCCTTTTCAGTCTTAGCCTCACTTAACATCTTTGTAGCTTTAACTGGGCCTACACGATATAAACCAACTATGTTGTCTGCCCTATCGCCCGTTAAAATCTGGTTGTAGAAGAATTGTAGTCCTGACCAGTCATCTACTGTTTTCCACTCGTTCTTACCAAAGTTAAAGTGGTGACAAGGTATCTGCAACATATCTTTGTCTATTGAGGCAACGACAGTATCAGGTCCAAGTCTTGTTGCTTCTATTGCTATAAGGTCATCAGCTTCTTCTCCTTCGCTAGTTATAGCATTGTATTTAGTAGTTAGATGATCACGAATATGGTAAAGATGTACTGGCTTTTCTACTGATTTACGATTGCCTTTGTACTCATGTGACTTAGCTATTTCGTGTCGGAAGTTCCCTTTACCAGTTAGGTAGACTATATAGTCATCTGGCTCAGGGAACAACACAGTTTGCTCAAGTATAAAGTCAATAAGCTCATCAGCTTTAGCTTCAGCATCCTTTGGAAACAAGTCCTGAGTAGCAAAGGCTGACCGATAAGCTACAATGTCACCATCAATTAGCACTTTGCCATAGTTCATTACAAGTCTCCAAACACCATCTTACCATCATCCTTCTCAAATGCTACAGCTTCAACATATGTAAACCCTGCTGACCTAGTAGCTTCAGCGAAGACGTATGCTAATGAATATAAGTCCTCTACCCCATAACGCTCAACACTTGTCTTACCATCAAACCCATCTTCTTCACTATCATTCTCAAAGGTGATTGTAACTTTCATTGTATCATCCCACCATAAACAGTTCGTCATCTTCTGATGGGGCTGAGTTAGTCTCATAAGCTACATGCTCAGTAATTCCCACATTCATTAGACGAACCCCTGCTCCACTAGCATAAGTCTCGAACTGCACTTTAGCTTTAGTGCCGTTCCCGATAGCGCCATCTTCTGAAAAGCTCCACAGACGCTTGTTCTCTTTCCCTTGGGTGAGGTCTACTACTGTAGGTGCGCCACCATAGTCTACGTCTACAGGCTCTCCTGTCTTCTTATCGGAGAAGGTCTTAACGTCAGATACCATACGCTTAACCTTCATGTATTTACCGATACCAAATTCAGCAT